GACCCTCAAGCTCTCACCCATCGGCGCGCCGATCTGGCCGGAGGGGACCACCGCATGGATACGGTTCTACGATGACCTGGACACCACCCTGGTCCAGATGGACGCCGTGGTGACCGAGGACTACCTCACGTTCGCGCTCCAGCACGACGGAACCCCCAAGCCAGCGGACCTACCGGACCGTTGCCGTTTCAAGATCCGGGTCTCACTTCCCGGCAACCCCACCACCGAGGCCACCCTCTGGCGCGGTGGAGTAGAGAAGGAGTCCTAACCATGGCACTATCCAACGCCGCACTACAGGCGGCGTACACCGCCGTCAAGGGGATGGGCGCGTGGGTCTCCGCCCACACCTCCGATCCCGGAACCACCGGCGCGGGAGAGGTCTCTGGCGGCACGTACGCCCGCGTCCAGGCGGCTCTCCCCACGGGATCGAACGGCGCGGGCACCGCGCCCTCGGTGGACATCAACATTCCGGCGGGAACAGAGGTCAAGTGGATCGGTGTGTGGTCGGCCCAGACCGGCGGAACGTTCATCGGAACGCACAACGCCGCGCTCTCCCCGACGCTCCCGTTCCCCGTGGCCGGTACCCTCACCGTGGCCGTAGGTGAGGTGTTCACCTCCACGCCATGACGATCCTCTCGGGTTACGTTGCCACCCCGGTACCCGGCCCCCTCACCGTGGACACTCCGGTACCGGGGCCGGTCGTCGTTGCCACCGGGATCCCCGGCCCTACCGTCGTGCCCACCCCGGTGCCGTTCTGGCTCCGCGAGATCTTCGGGTACCTGGCGGCCGAGGGAGAGATCACGGTCCAGGTCGGCGGCATCCGAATGGGCTCCACCGAGGCCATCGTCCGAGGCAACGGACGGGTGGCCGCGGCGGTCTCCTCGGTCTGGCTCTCCGCTCCGGAGCAACTCCTCACCGGCCTCGGCCGCCTGGAGGTCCTGGCACGGTTCGGGGCCAACGCGGGGACCAAGCTCCTGGAGGGCGTCGGCTCGGTCGTTCTGTCCTCGTTCGCGCCCAAGCTCCCCGCTGGTGTGCGGACGTTGGCCGGACGTGGTGCCGTCACAGCCTCGGGGATTCTGTACCGTCTCCGGCCCGCTGGCGTCACGCTGGCCGGACGAGGCGGGATCACCGCATCGGTGACCACGGAGAAGTTGAACGCCGGGACCCGGACGCTGGCGGCTGGACGCGGCGCGTTTGTCGTGGCGTCGATCTCGCAAAAGTTGTCGGCCCCGGCGTTCCTTGCGGCGGCCCAGTCGAGCGTCACGAACGGCAAGGCGTCCACGTCGATCACCACGTCCGAGCCCGCCACCATCGTCGTGGCACAGATGTGCTGGACATCCTCTCCGGTATTGACCGTGGACTCCACGGCGGCCACCCAGATCGCACGCGTGGGGGACTGGTCTCTGTGGGCCATCACCGTGGGAGCTGGATCTCACCTCATAGAGTCCGGTGCCAGCGGGTGGAACATACTGGCCGCGTCGGCCTACACCCAGGCCACGGTATCCACCTCGGCCACCGTGACCGGCACCAGTAACTCCCCGTCCGTGTCTCCCTCGGGAGGACCGGGCCGTCTCGTTGCCGGATTCGGCGGAGGCCAAGTCGGCCAGGCTGGTGCGACCTCGTCCACCGGCACCATCCGGGCGCGGGTGAATGACCCGCGTGGCGTCTCCATCATGGATACGATCACCTCCACCGCGTCGATCACCACCCCGACCCTGGACGGCTGGACTGGCCTCGGTGTCTGGCTGGTCTGATACTCTCGTGGTGTTCGTCCTCATCGGGTTGGGTGAACAGTCGCCAAGGCCCCGGACGGAGAATCTCCGCCGGGGCCTTGTTGCGTCACAGTGACGTATCAGATCCAGTTGTGGGCGCTGGCGGCCTGGGCGGCCAGTGCCTTGGTGGCGTCGTCGGCCGCTGCGAACAGGTACGGCGGGTTGTTGCCGTTGCGGCCCTCACCCATCACCAGGACGGCCACCATGAGCGGCTTGGGGGTCCCGAGGATGGCGCGGAGTTCGGACTTGAGCACCTTCTGGAAGATGAGCGAACCGTTACGGACCTGGCCCTGGTTCGGTCCGGTGAGGACGATCCAGTCCGCGCGGACGGCGTCGGTGACACCCTGGGTCGTTTTCATGCTCGGGATGTACTCCGTGGGCCGGACCAAGATGGCCTGGTTCACGTCGTCCGAGATCTTGGAACCGTCTCCCCCGCCGGACGGCGTGGCGAACGGGTCCGAGGAATCGACCGAGGGGACCCCGCCGATGGCAGCAGCGCCGGGAGCCTGGGCCACGGGAGCCTGGTCAGGAGCAGCGGCCGGAGGGGCCTGGAACTGGGGAGCAGCAGGGGCCTGGGTCTGCGGAGCAGTGGCGGCCGGAGCAGCGGGGGCGGCGTTGTTCGCCAGGAACGGGTTGGTCACGATGTTCTCCTAAGAACGTGAACGGTGAAACATGAACACGCGTCCGTTGACGCGTGGGGTTAACACTACGGGAGCGGGGAGAACCGGCGCAAGTGCTCCGGGTCATCCTCTCCCAAGGCGGCGGCGGAATAGGCCCCGGTCTCCGAGGAGAACGGGTACCGCGCGCCGGTCTCGGAGTCCTCAATCACCCGGAACGTGTCCGGGAGGAGGTCGGTCTCCAAGGGCTCTGTTACTTGGAATCGGGCCATGGGTGCTCCACCTCCAGCTCACGGTTTACCTTGCGGACTATCCGCTGGAAACGGTACCGGACCCAGGCCACCCGGACGGCTACGACGATGGCCCAGACGGCCACCGCAACCCACATCTGGGCCACGGTGATCTCCCAGTCCCCGGTGATCCACGCGGCCACGGTTACGCCGGTGACGAAACCGAGCGCCGAGAGGAGCACGTCCAGGGACTTGGAGATCTTGCTGGCGGCCTCCACCTGGGCCTGTTCCTTGACCAGGCGGCGGACCCGCGCGGATTCTCCGCGCATGTACGGGAAGCTCATGAGGCCCTCCTGGTGAGGATCTCCTGGCCCAGGGCCGTGAGTTCGTCGGTCCAGACCTCGGAGTACTGGTCGTACACCTCGGCCAGTTGCTCGGCGGTGTTGCATGTGCCGATGAGCTGGCGGAGGGCGGCGGTGGTGCGGAGTCTAGATCCGCCCGCCGGTGTCATCGTCCCCGGCCGCGGGATGGGGATGATGTCGGGGATGGCGTTCTTGGCCTGGCTCCTCATCTCCCGGACCCTCATGGCGGCGTCGATGGCCGCGCGTCCAGCGTTGAGGTCGATGGACACCGCCGAGGCCTTGGCGGGCTCGGCGTTGCTCGGGATGTGGAGGACCACGGCCATGTCCTTACGGATCTCGGGCATGGGCTCCCACTGGGTGCCGTCCAGGCTCAAGATGAGGCTGGCGTCCGCGTAATCCCCGAGTTGGATGGAGATGGCCAGGTACGAATAGGCCAGGTCCTTGGCGGTTTTCTTGTCCCCGATCACCAGGGACCCGTCCGCCAACTGGAACAGGTTGTCAAACGTCCCGACCCAACCCGTGGACGGGTTGTAGACAATCCGCTCCACGTACGCGCGGCCGGTCGGGTCGATGGCGTGGGTGATCCCCCACTTGGCCAGCTCCCGGAAATACACCTCCACGAACGGGACGAACTGGGGAGGAACGTCCTCCATCGTGATGTGGCCGAGTTCGACGGCCTCACACCACGCGTGGATGGCGGTCCCGAACTCCGAGGCCTTGACGCCACCGGCGGCCTCATGGGCCTTGGAGGCGGCTCGGTCCAGGTCCTTGTTGACTTCCCACGGGTCGGCGTAGAGGTCGATGTCCTCCAGGAGGTGGGGGTTGGACTTGAGGCCGCGCATGACGGACCGGAGTTTCCACCGCTCCAGCCCCGCGGTGTCGTCCAGGGTCTTGGCCCCGGTGGTGACGCGGGTGTAGCCCTTGTCCGAGCCGGTGCCCTCCACGTCCGGGAGGAGGTACTGGCGGAGGTGGTTGTACTGGGGCCGGTAGTCCCGCGTCTCCGGCGGGAGCGGGAACTGGTGGACTGGCGTGGTGTTGGCCGCCGGAGCGGCCTGGCCGGGATCTGCGAACGGGTTAGACACGCTGGTCCTCCTCGGACAGTGCGATGAGGTGGCGGACCTCCACGACGGCCTGGGTGGCCCCGCCGATGAGCAACGCTCCCCAGTATTGGCACCGAGGGTGATCGGTGCCGTAGAGCCGGATCTCCGTCTCCAGGACCACATGGATGAGGTCGGCGGCCTTGTCCGGGACGATGATCTGTCCACCGAACTCGGCCAGGTGGTCCTCCAGGTAGAACTCTGCCTTGAGGAGATCCTGGACGCCGGAGACGCCGGTCTTGAGGTCGGCTCTCCAGACGTACTTGGTGGCGTTCCCCGGATCGAACTGGAGGTGCCGG